TGTAATGGTTTTATCTAATGTCAGTAGAAGAAGAGAAAAAGATATTATCGAATTATTTCGTAGAGTAAATCAACTTGAAAAAGACGTAAGCAGATTAGAAGGCCGAAATCGTTAATGTTTGGTATGTTTGGGAAAGAACATAAAACACTATGTCTAAATTTTTAATTGGTCTGTTTATCAAATTTGGTAAATCTGAGTCACTGCGTAAAGCTGCTTTAAGTCTTTTAAAAGATCTCGCTGCAAAATCTGACAATGATGTTGATGATGCAATCGTCAAGATGATTGAAGAAAAATTATTTCCAGTAAAATGAACATCAAGAAATTTCTTAACATTGACATAGAAGAAGCTCCTACAGAGTTAAAACTATCGGTTGAAATGAGATGTAGAGAAATTATGAAGAGTAATGATGTGGACAATATTAAAAGGTATTGTACGCATCTTATACGACATCAAATGGAACAAGATGTTTTCATAGCTTCCATGTTGGGTCGTCTGGTGGAACTAGAGGCTAACCTTGTAGTTAAAGAAATCAGAGACAAAAAACCAGCTAATCCTGTAAAAAAATTTTTTCATATTCCTTAATTTCCTTGATACTGAAATCTTTAACCTGTAATCTCGGTATTTTTGCGATTTCATAGTTATGTTTAACTATAGCAGTCCTTATGTGGTCGTTAATCCAGTCCCCATCATTAACGGTTAGGTCTGCTCTTGAATCGGTTGTTATATAAATTTTATGGTCTACTCCACGAAGCTCTACATCTAGCAATAATCTTACTAAGTTTTTCTTTCTGTTTTCCTGCAAAAACTTTAATTTTTTTCCAGCTTGAGTTTCTTCTCGTTTCATTTTCTAACTCTTTTATTCTTTTGTTAATAGCATCATACCTAACACAATATTCCTTCATATCCAAATTATCGAACCAAAACTTGTTCTGTAGTTCTGCAAGCTGACACTGGTAATTTTCTATCAAATCTTTGTAATCTTTCATAGCACAACTAATCTTTAGTTTTTCTACCTTCAATTCTTCTCTGGACCGATTCTCTCCACATTAATTTATCTTTAGCTTCTGCAATTTTATACTCTGAACTAGGAAATTCACGTTGTAACGCTTCATAAGCCACTTTCCTGACCCATGCAGTACCACGAATACCTTCTTTTTCTGCTTGTTTTTCTATAAGCTCCGCCCTATTTGGGTCAATTAGTACCTGATAATAGCTTTTGTTTCCGTGTTTTAGAGCCATTTACAATATTATTCTTGTACTACTCTACCACCAAAAAGGCAAATCGGCTTTATCAAGCTGTCTTTCCACATACTTTTTTCTGGCTTCTTTACGCTTTTTAGTCTTTCCTGTACGAACTTCTCTAGCTCTTTTTAAAAAATCAATGATACTAGCTATATCTTTAGTAGTGGCTTTTGGAATCTCTTTATAGAGATCCTTCATTAAGTCTACTCTTATGTTCTTCTGCATAAGCATGAGGCATAACATCTGCTAGGTTTTTGTAGTATTGTACTCTGTCTGGTTTTTTGTGGCTGTAAAAGTACCAACCGTTTTCATCTCTGGTAATTGCAATCATTTGTTTTAGTCCAGTGTTTAATTAAAATTTTTAATTCTTCAATGCGTTTTTTAGCTGCACTGATACGATCCTGTGTGCTCAATGAACTTCACTCCATTTATCGCCAATAGATACTTCAGCTAATGCTGGTACGTTACCCAACCATTTTGCCTCCGCTTTTTCCATTGTAGTTTTAAGAATCTGAGCCCACTCATCTGCTAAATCTTCTTTAACAAGAAGTATTAATTCATCGTGAACGGCTGCTGCAATCATTACTTTATCTTCTCCTGTTTCCTTGACTTTGACCCATAAATTACCTAACGCACACTTAAGTATCGCAGCACCAGCACCTTGAATTGGTGTATTGCATCTGACAGTAGTTCTATTAAGATCGCCCTTTAAGAATCTACGCATATTAGATACTGGAACTCTAGTCTCAGGCCATTCATCCCCTTCGGTAGATCGTGAAAGATAATTCATCTCTCTCTGCCAATCCCGAATACCGTTATATGTAGTGAGCCAATTATCACGAATCTTTACAGCTTCATCATTAGACATGATTACACCACTGCTTCCAGCATATTTTCGTAAACCTTCAGCACCAGCACCATAAAGCAAACCAAAGTTAGCAGACTTGGCAATCTGTCTGTCACATCCCATTTGTCCAGCCGTATAGTCATGCAAATCCTCTCCACGTTGAAATGCAGCAGTCATGTTCTTGTCTTTAGCTAATGCAGCAGCAAGACGTAATTCCATCTGTGAAAAGTCAGCATCGACTATCTTCCAACCCTGGGGAGCTTGCACACATTGTCTAAATTCAGAATCTCTTGGTATCTGTTGATTATTAGGCTTAATACTAGACATTCTGCCTGTATCTGCACCTAACTGCATATAAGATGCTCTAACAAATCCATCGTCTGACATCTTATCCTGTATGCTTTCTATCATTTGCCTACGTTTTTCTCTACGTTTCCAAGTCATAAGTGTTTGGATCGTAGGAGAATCAGCAGCACAATTTTTCAAAGCATCTTTAGCAACACTAGGCTTACCATCATTGTTCACTGGTGTATAACCAAGTACTAACTCAAGTTTTTCTAATAATTGCTTAGAACTTTTAATATTGAATCCTGCATACTTTTTAGTGCCTAGTCTTTTTGATCCTTGGTCTTTCGCACGAAGATTAAACGTGCCATCCTCATTTCTAGGCAGCTTTTTTCCAAGTGGTAAGTCATTATCAAGTTCTCTGATAAATTCATTACCAAGTTCTTTAATGTCATCTTCATAATCAATACGACATTGATCCAGTTCTTTTCTGTTCCAAGGTAGACCTGTTCGCCACATTTGAGCCATTGCTGGAAGTGCTCTACATTCCAAAGTAAAAGCTCTGTCTAACTTTGCATTTTTTAACTTTCTCTCCAGTACATGATCTAACTCAAGTAGTACTTCAATATCTTTTGCAGCATAAATTAACTGTTCTTTAGATAGTACTTCAGCACCCCAATCAGACTTCTGTTGTTCCTTAGATACATTCATATCTAGTTGTCTTTTAGCCAGTGCATCAAGACCATGTTTAGTCTGTGGAATACCATTTGTAAGTAATCTGCTGGCTAACATACTGCAACGCACAAATCCTTCTGGATATATGCCATGCTCCTGTAACCAGCCGAGATCAAATACTGCGTTGTGTGCCAGCCAGTATCTATTGGTACTACTGAAAAATTCTTCTAAATAGTTCCAATCGCCACGCTCTAACTCAAAGCAGTCAATAACTACTATGGTTCTAGAAGAAAAACACCCCAACTGAATTAGTCGGAGTTTACCTTCTTCAGGCTGTAGCTGTAATGTTTCTGTATCAAACGCAAGACTGTGTGCTGTCTGCAATCTTCTTAATTCTGATACTCCGTAATAAACAGAATATTCTTGTTTAGTAATTGTTGAGGTCATGGGAGAACCTGTAAATATGCTCTATTATTGTAGCACAATAGATTATCTTGTCCAGTAGCTTAACTTCTTTTGTAAAGTATTTACACTAAGTCGTGTACATATAGATACATCAAGTCCATAGCTAACAGCCTGTAAAACTTGACTATGGAAGTATTCTGGATCGTGATATTCAACCTGATTTACTCTCTCCACTCTACGTCTTGTCCTGTCATATTCCGTATAACGCACAGTAGCTAGTGGACTATTTTCTGAGGGATTTTTTTCCTCATAAATAGTGACATTTATAAAAGATTCTTTCAATGATTACTGCTCCCAGAATTTTTGGTTTTCCTCTATATACCCAGACCCATCGGTGTATAAACCCTCTTCCGTTCCAGTGGAAGAGTTTTCAACAACAATCGGTTTTGTATTAACCTCTTCTTTGTATAAACCTATATTATCTTTTGAGGTTTTTACAAAATTAGGGTTTTTACAAATATCATTGTTGTTCAAATCCGTTCCAATATCTATATTATTAGGTTTATACACATCATTTCGGGGTATATCACGCGTGAGGGACGTAAAAGACTTTGGTAATTCCTTACCAACTGCTTTATAAAATTTAGATGGTCTACCTCCTTTACTTTTAGTTTTTGGAACGTCAACCTCTTCAATCAATTTCTGATCTTCAAGTTTATTCAAACTATATACTATGGCACGTTTCCTATGAGCACCACCAACAGTATCGTGGTCTACCAAATCTTTAACGCACCAAGGCTTAGTTTCTGTTCTCATCAAACGCAATATATCAAGAGTATGTTTATTTGGAGTGTCTATCACAACTTCTTCTGTGCGATCTGGTGCAGGGCTTATAGAGTATGTGTAATCAGGTAGCAGGGTAAATATCATCCGAAGCCCTTCACGGTCCTCTCTGGACTTCTCAACGCTCACTAATCTGCTATTTGCTGTAAGACCCATCTCAGCAGCATCATTCATTGATAGCTTTTTCATATTCCAAGTTTCATCCACCGCGTTTTTAATCGCAGTAGTTCCTCTAAATTTTCCTTCCTTTGTGTTGTGATGAATAATAATTATCGAACAAGCAGGAAAATCTTGACCGTTTCTTCTTACAAGTTTTTTGATAGGTAACGCATACTCTCTCCTGTTCTCTTCGTATGGGTTGCTGTCATTACAACCATCCAAACTATCAATAACTACTAGATCGTAAGCATATTTGTTCTGCATCTTTTTGAATCTGCTATACCACTGCATATCCCACTCAGTAACTACCCGAACATTCTTATCACATCCGATAAGTTTCATCTGCCTACGCAAGATTCTCTCGTTCTGATCCCCATTCAACCAAAGCACCTTACCAACTGGTACGTTAACTAAAGCACCATAAACATTGAACGCTTTTCCATGTCCAATATGTTTTGCCACTGTCTGACACATAGCAGTTTTTCCTGTACCACCATCTGCATGAACTAACAAAGTCCAAGGTTTAGGCAGCAATCCTGGAATCAGATATTCAAAAGGTGTGTCATCTAGCTCATCAATAGCCAAAGGTTTTTGACCTTTAGTTCTATTGAACATTTCGTGAGTATCAACTAATCTCTCAATCTCAGCAGCATTACCACGCTTCGCTTCAATAGCTAATTTATGGACCGCTTGGTTATGCAGTGCAGGGTTCTCATTCTTAGGATCATTGTCAATATCCATATATCGCTGAATGAGATCTTCGCCATCCAGCACTTCTTCTTTATATCTAAGTGGGATAGCCTCTACATCTTCAATTAATTTATCTAATCCAACCTGTTTAAATCTCTTTCTCTCTGGATCGACCTTATCAGCCAACTCAATCAAGTGCGACATATTGTATCTAGCACCATCATTTCTCCATGTTGCATACCATCTAGCAGCACAGGGATCCTCGCCTTCTTCCCAACAATGCTCATAATCAGGATCTTTTCTACTCCACTCTGTCCAAAGTTCTAAACCTTCAATCCCCGGTAGCTCATTGTTTATCATTGCTCCAATTTCCCACCAATAATGCTCTTGGTTAGGTCCTTTATGTCCGATAACACTCAAGCAACCACTAACAATAGCAACTCTCTCTTCCTTGGTTCGTTTACTCCATCTGTTATCAACATATTTAATATCAACATCCTGATTATTTTTCTTATACTGATCTTTCATACGAGACAACAGCCATTCTGGGGCAACTGGTACGTCAAAAAGATCGCCTTCTAATTTATATTCGCCTTTACCAACTCCTTTTTTATAATATTCTCCTGCTATAACACCCTGTCCTCCCCACAAAACTTCCCAACCCTCCTGTCCAGCAGCAGTCTGACTGATAGATGCAACTTCAGTTACAAGATCCTGCGGTACTTTAAACAAAAACTTCGCAGCATTTTTCCTGAGTGATGTAACTTTTGGTGCTTTTTTGAGATCTTTACCCCATTTCTTTTCAATAGCACCTAAATTTCTATCTACGTCAAATATCACAAGACCATCTGACTTTTGTCCTGTGAATATACCTATGGCTCTGAATTTATCAGGCTCCCTTTCAATCATCAGAGCCGAATCATTTACTGTAAGTTCTTCTTTCCACGCTCTACCAAACGGTACTTTCCCATCAGAATATCTATCTGGACTCGACTCGTTTCTTTTTGGTAGTAATACACCCTCGGCATATATTGGACAAGTCAACCATGTCAATGGAATTTCAGGGATGAAATTTTTATTACTCATGTGTTACAATACCTACTGTAGACTATATGTTGAAACCCTGAAGGAACTCCACCCTTTAGGGTTTTCTTATTATATAGCATTGACATTGATTTGTCTATGTACTACAATAGTAAGGCAACTCAGGCTTTTATAGCCAACACGCATTATGCCTTTCATTTCAACTAAAGCTAGAGAAGATGCTGCATCTTCAAGTAGCACAAAAGACGATTACTTAAATCCACCAAATGTTAAAAATGGACAAAAAGTTCGTTTTAAACTGTTAGCTGAAGAGCCTTTCATGTTCTATGAACTATGGGGTAACGAAGTTAACAATCCAGAAAGACGTAAGCCATTCCGTTTCGCTGAAGATCCTACCGCAGAGGATATTACAGAAAAACTTGGCGATGACTACGTTAGATCACTTTCCAGAGATGGCAAGATGAACGAGCCTTGCAAGATAGCTCACGCAGTTCCCATATATAACTATGACTTGGAACGTGTACAGGTATTTTCTTGGACTCAAAAAACAATCACTCAGCAATTTGACGTAATCAGTCAGTTAGATGATTACGAAGATATGACTGAATGTGATTTTTACTTATCTCGTACAGGAGAAGGCACAGATACAAAGTACACTGTGCAAGCTGCCCCACTGAAAAAAGCTATGGCTAAAGCTGTAGATGAAGCATGGGAAGCAGAAAAAGAGTTCGATCTCGAACGACTTCTTAAAGGTGGTAATCCCTTTAAAGAAGAAGAATAATCCCCATTCATAGAGTCAATCTATTCGGGCATCATACTTTTCTCTTGGTTAGGGTTTTGGTATGTATAAGCCCCGATAACCATTGACTCTTTTTTATTTTGCTGTATATTAATTATGGGAACGTGTATTTATTATCCATTCATGGGAACGCTAGACAAACAAAATGCCCTAGCATCTCTCAGAAAATGGAAGCTAATTCAAGATAATAGTGGACCGCACAGAGTCTACCGTGATAAAGAAAACAACGTATATCACTCAGTTACACACATTTTAAAAGAAACTGCACCCCAACATACAAAAGATGCCCTTGAAAGTTGGCTTAAAAGGTCCGATTCTATTGTGGAGCGTGATATTGCTTGCGAAAGAGGCAAGCTCGCACACAGCCACGCAGAATTTATTCTCAAACTTGCAGCAAAATTTGCAAGACAAAACTCAAACAAAAGAGGTCTATGGAGGACTGGATCGGACGGACTGGAACGCTGTCCGAAAAAAGTCACTCAATGGGGCTTACAAAAAGCAGTTGAATCCGCACCGCGTGTTAGCTGGAGTGCGTCAGGCTACGCCAGAGGTCTACGATCATTCATCCTGGATCGTGTAACCGCCATTCATGCAGTCGAGTTCTCCGTGTACAAACCAGGCTACGGATTTGCTGGCACAGCAGACGCTCTACTGGACATTGATGGAGACGGGCCATTCATAGTGGACTGGAAAACAGCTAAAGAAGTCAGGTCAGATGACATGATCGAACAATTCTGTCATCAACTTGGAGCGTACAGTCTAGGTCTACAGCATCTCACAGGCATAAAGCCCAAATATGGTGCGGTTGTAGTAGCTCGCAGAAGTGGCAAACCCCAAATAAAAATCCTCAACAACTTAGAGTTGCGAGGATCGGAAAGTATTTTTCTAGATAGAGTGGATCGTTACCACAAAAGCCTCAATGAAAAGGAAGCTATAAAGTTTTACGCTCAAGACTGGGAAGATTATGGGATTACCCTTCAACCCTCAACATCTATGGATCGTTAGTCATATTTATCCTCCCAGTTGCATTTACAACTTTCTTCCTCAAAATCTTCTTTGTCTATCTCTTCAGTACTGGAATATTCCCAGTCTCCGTCATCATCAGTAGTAAACGTACCACCATCAAATTTTCTAAATTTAGAGTGTATGTCATCTTCATTTATATCATCAGGTGTTTTGATGTATAAATTGTGCATAGTCATAGATGATACAGTTAATTTGAAATACTTACTCATTGCGATAAATCCTCAAATTTGGAACGTGCTATCTTACCAGCACAATTTTCAATTTCTTCAATAGAAAAAATTAAGTGCATCCCCTTTTTAATTAGGGATGCTTTTTCTTCTTCAAAAAGATTTTCAAGAAGTTCAGTATTCTGTTGGTTACTCATAATTCTCCTCAACCTCTACATATTCCTCAAGTTCATTTACTGGTTCGCATAATGCAAACTCTTCAGCTTGCTGTCTGGAGTCAGCTTCAATATATTTATATGTTATTGAAACTGTTTTTACAATGTATTTACTCATAATATGTCTCCATAGGAAAAAATTTATCATCAGGATCGGGGTAAACTCCAGTGTCCTGTAGATATTGGATCGCATCATCTTCACGCTGGCTATCCAGTGTAGATTGATGGTTGTGTAAAAAAGAGTCCATTTAAACTTCCTCTGGTAGCTCGCATGATATATCCCATAAAACTATGGAATTGTCATGCCCATTTTTTACAAGTGCTTCAGAAATTTCTTCAGCGATATAGTCTTTTACGCTATCTGGTAAAAGAGAATAAACATCAATTTTCATACTTTTTTAAACCTCATAAGTAATTTTGAGTATGTTTCGATAGTCTTACGGTATTCATCAAATCTACCGTCAATGTGAAAGTCATTCGCACAGTCCAGTAAATTTGAGAGTATTTCGTCTTTACTATCTTTAAGTTGTTTATCTGGATCGGGTTTTGAAGTCTCCCATTTATAGAGATTCCGTTGATCCTTATAGTATCTATACGCAGTAGCCACTGGAATACCATGATCTTCCGTAAGAATTTCGACTATATCTTTTCGAGATAGTTTATCTTTTGGATCGGTTTTCTTTTCATTCTCTACTAGCGTCTTATAGATAAAATCTTCAGCAGTGTCCTTATCCATTCAATAACCTCCTTTTATGCTCCTTGGCTTCACTGAGAGAGTCAAAAAACTCGATTACGGTGTACAGGATACTATCAAACAAGTAAGTGTCATCATACTCCTTCCATATTTCGTACAAGTTGGTACGATTCCTATTTTCAGGGTGCTTCATATTCCATCTCAGTAGAATATAGTACGGTTTAATTTTCATTGTTAAAATTAGCGTATTTAATAAAAGTGGATTCAAACGCGTTATACAGTATGTTTTGATTATCTGGATCGGCCTGAGAATAGCAAAAAGCGAGGGAAGCTATAAAGCTACCCCCGAATCTGTCCATATTGTCCAGTGCGGTATATATCTGGTGTTTGTCCATTACCAACTTGAGTAGTAGATAATATCATCAAAATCAGCAAAATCGGAACCATACTGCCCTGCAGGTAAATCCAATATGGATCGGGTCATTTGTGCTGTACTCTGTAGCTCGGTAAAATAACCATTATCGTAATCATATGTACCAAAAAAACTTCCTTCCGTAGTAGGTAAGTAGTCCTTAGCCCTGCTAGGTGCTGAGAGTGTTGCGGTAGCTGCTGTATTAAGTAGGTCAAGTTGTTTTCTTGATACCGAATATTCCTCACAGTTATCCTTACCACCCTGTACGTTTTTAACAAACCACCCATGTATGTGGTTCGCTTTTCGCCAGTAAGCTAGGGGTAATTTTATAGTGTATGAAGCCCACGGAGTTGTGTCATCTACTGGGAGTTCATTTAAGTTGTGGTTATTGAGTAAGCTAGTGTACTCAAAAGTTCTAACGTATGCTGGATCGTTAGCAAATTTTTTCTCCTTATTTTCTTGTAAAGCGGAGAATGTTTTTGTACCGTAAAGGTACATATCTAAGCCCATAAATTTAGGTGGTTTAGTGAACAACTCTATTATAGTACTATTGTAGTATGTTGTAAATAGTCAATTCTCATTTATTAATTCTCACTGATAATTCTGAGAATTTTTGAAAAATCGCCTTTCATAGTATCTGCTGCTTATAACCGAAAAACACTAAAATCGCCTTTCATAGTAAAAATAATTATTGCCAGAATTTTAGTCATAGCTTGAATTTTTTTGTGCAGGATAGTGTAAAAATTTTTTCCTGAAAATTTTGAGAAAAAAGTTTTCCACAACCTGGGCGAAGTTTTCCACAGACAGAAAACGTACTGGATACTATGAGTAAAAATACCTAACAAGATATTAATTTTATTATTACTTAAATATTAAATATTGCTATTAATAGAATATTAAATTAGAATATGCTAGACACTATATAAGTGTCATTTTTAAACACCCATATTAAAAACAAAATGGAAAATCAAATTGAAAATTTCAAAAATCAATTAGAAAATACATTAAGTATTTCTAATAATCAATTCTCAAAAAATTTAGAGAATCAATTAAATGCCGAAAAACTAGGGTATCAGAATTCTAGTAATGAGACTATTTTTAAAGGGTCTAATTTTATTAATGATTCTTTTAAAAAAGATCTAAACATTATATGGAAAGAAAATGAACTTGATTTTGAAGCAGTAAGGAGAGATTTATTTTTTAAAAATGAAAAAGGAGAACTAATAAAAATAAATGACTATCAAGCAATATGTCACGACAAAAAGGATCAACTTCTTAATATTCCTAAGATGCAGTATACAACATTGCAACTTGACAGTATTAAAAAAGTAATTCAGGAGGTTAGAGGGCAAACAACAATAGAATCAATAATGAATGTAGACAATAAAAGATTTGTTTTTAATCTTGCAGTAGATGACCAAATACAAGAAGTACAAAAAGACGATCCGCACAAATTAAGACTTGTAATTGTTTCTAGTCACGACTCCAGTGTTAGCTGTCATATTTCATTTATTCACTTTCGTATGTGGTGTTTTAATCAAATGAATAAATTAAAACAGTCAAATCCTCTAGTTTTTAAACATACAAAATCTATTAATGAAAATGTAAAAAACATAAATAGAATTATTGATTTTAAAAAAGGAGAGTTCACAAAATCAATTGAGGATTATAAGTTAATGGTACGCAAAGAGATAAAAGAAGAACAAGTCAAGCAAGTGTTGGAAAATTTATTTTATGAAAAATGGAAGAATAAAAAAGTTTGTACCGATAGAGTTTTAAAGTTAACAAGAGAAAAAACATATTTAGATTTGGTAGAGGTTAAACAAATTAAAGAGAATCTCGAAAAAGAATTTGAACAAAACGGGAGAACAGCTTACAGCTTACACAATGGAATTAATTATTATTATTCTCATCAAATGGGAGCTAGTAATATTAATGATGAAAGCGAAAAGGCAAGAATAAGAATGGAACAGAACTATTATGGAAAAAACGCAAATATAATTGATAGATCTAAGGAACTTTGTTTAGCTTTATAAATACCAAAGCTAACAACTACTAAAACTAGATCAGGAACTCAAAAACCTGATCTTTTTTTATGCAAATTTATAAAATGATCTTACTTTGAGTCTAAAATAAAACAAGTAAAAATTGAATGATTTTAAATTTTTTATGACTATTACTACATTACTACAATTTAAATTATAGGATTATTAACTCTAGACTTGAGAACTATTGCAAATACTAGGTTTTTTATAGTCAATTCTTACTAATCTCATGTAAAAACAATATGCAGGATACCCAATAGAATAGTAGATTATAAGTAAAAGTACGATATAATGGAGGTAGGCAATATGCCTATTTTTAAACACCCAAATTAAAAAAGGAGTAAACAATGTCAACAACAACTATTGACAATTTTGCAGATTTTGAACTAATCAACAAAGACAATTATTTTTTATGGTCTTTATATGATAGATCGGGACAAGAGCATAATGACGAGATAACAAAAGAAGGTTATGCAAAATGGACAAGTTTGACAAATCCAAACAGAGAAAATATAACAATTAAAGAATATTTAAAAATGTATCCCAATGTTTCCTTAGTTCCATATACAACAGCATTAAAACTCCAACAAAAACATTACGAGAAAAAATATAATGCTTATAAACCCTATGTAGTGAGTAAAACTTATTATTGGGATAAATTGGAAGTGTTACCACCTGACCAATGGGAAAAAAATTATACTTGTAGAAATTACAACGGAATCCAATACCGCTATTATTTCGAATCTTTTAAATTAATAGAATGTATCGCAGAAGGTTTATATAATTACTATGGATTTTTAAGAATGAATAATGTAGATAATAAATTTATTGAAAGTAAGGAAAGATATTTTGAAATAGTATTACCTAACCAATTTGACCCCGAAGAAATAGAGACTTATTGTTTTAATCATTTTTGTAAATTAGAAAAATTCAATAAAACTACATCAGGAACTAAATAGTATGAAAACACCCAAACAAAAATTTAAATCTAAAATAAGAGATTTAATTATTAAGTCAACAAGTGAAGGAAAACACCAAACCGCAATGCAACTTTATCAAACTTATTTTTTATTCAAAAAATCTTTTTAAAACTATGGACAGATTAAAATCAAACATCAAAGACAAGGATTTACGATTTGATGAAAAAGAACAAAAATGGATTTCTAACCAATTAGATAAAGATGATTTTAATATCATCAATCATTTAGTTGATAATGAATATTCTAAACTTATGAATTTTGAAGACGAATTAAAAAGTATTTTTAAAAAATACGAACCATGGGGCAAAAAATTTAGAACAAATATCCAAAATAGATGTAGACTTTTATTAGATGAAGTTGAAAGCGAAAAACACCAAATAGAAAAAATTGGAGAATTCACAAACAAAATACAAAATCAATATACAAAATTTCACTGGAAATTACCCCACGACCAAATAAAAGAACAATTAACAGAAGAAGAATTACAAAAACTCGGATATTTTGGAGACTATGATTTAGTGCAAAAATTATTAAAAACTACAAAAGAACATATTAAAAACAAACCTAATAATAATGAAATCAAAATCTAGTTTTTATTCTCTCACGTCATACCCACCCTATAACACCCGAACCAATATGGAACGCAACCACCCCAGAACCAAAGCCACCCCGGTTATTTTTAATAAGTGTTTTTACGCTATGGTATTTTTTATTGCTGGTTTTTTACTTGCTAGCCACTACACCAACAGCCCGCAGTTAAAAAAATGTCTAACAGACACTACGATTAATAATGATTTTTGTTTTAAAAAATTTGTAGGATAGTCGGAGGAGCTGCACAATATATCACGCCCGCAAAATTACGCGGGCTTTTTTATTGCTTATTTATTCCACTAGCCACCGCACGCACAATACAGTACATACACCAACCACCACACGCACGGGGCAGTGTTGCAAAAAAATTTTTTATAAATTTATTACCCCTGAACCTACTGATAAATCTACAAATTAAGACTACTTTTTCTTTCCTTCTACACTAATAGATAATGTTGGAGTGTTTAGATTAATTGTTTCTTCGCTCTCTCCAAGAACCTTCCCTAACGAATCTAATATCTGAGCAGCAGTCTGAAGCTGACCTCTCTTCATTGCTTTGTTGAAAAGCCTCATTCTCATCCCCTGGAGTCGTGAGATCATCTTCTCTCTATCTTTCTCCCAATCTTCATCGTTCCATTCTTTTACCTGTCTCCAATCTCTCCACGCTGTCTCCACCCCAATGTTTTCCTTACCTGCATGATCGTGAACTAATTGCCTAGTTGTTAAGCCTTCAAGCTGACGATTATACAATCTCTGCCTTCTCGCCTCAATAACTACATCTGGATTTCGCTTTCCACAGACCTTGCCACCCATAGGTGCATTTGGACTGTCTACATCTGGTCGATAGTATGCTTGAGCCACGGACTAAATAAATACTAATACTTGAATGATAACCCTAAAAACACCGTTTAGTCGACTAAAACACGGAAATTTGTTCATATTTAAGCTATTCTTTACTACATGAGTACAAAAACAGCCGAAAATCTCTCCCTCCGATGGGCACAGGGGGAGGTGTTCAACGCAAAAGAAAGATTCAGAGTCCTCGTGGCTGGCAGAAGATTCGGAAAATCCTATTTATCCTGCATTGAACTACTGAAAGCAGCAATAAACCGCCCAGGCGAAACCTATTTCTACTGTGCCCCAACCTATCGCATGGCAAAAGACATAGCCTGGAAAGAAATAAAGAAACTTATCCCACGAGAATGGATCCAATCTAAAAACGAAACCGATCTCAAAATTGAACTAATCAATGGATCGCTAATCGAACTCAAAGGCACAGAAAACGCAACAACCCTGCGTGGCCGAAGCCTAGCTGGAGTAGTACTTGACGAGGCAGCCTTCATGGATTCCGATGTCTGGTTCCAAGTTATTCGACCAGCCCTCGCAGACAAACAAGGGTGGGCACTTTTCATATCCACACCCGATGGCACGGCATCATGGTTCTACGATTTATGGTGTTACGTCCCAGAAGATACATCAGGAGATTGGAAACGCTGGAGCTTCACAACAATAGACGGGGGTAACGTCCCAAAAGAAGAAGTCGAAGCAGCAAGGGCTCAGTTAGATAACAGAACTTTCAAGCAGGAGTTCGAGGCAAGTTTCGAGAATCTCACTGGTCTCGTTGCAGTCTCATTTTCAGATTCCAACATTTCTACCGAAGCGGAGGACATATCCATCGCCCCACTCTTATTAGGGGTCGATTTTAACGTAGATCCACTCTGCGGAATCTGTGCTGTCCGCCACCGAGAATACCTATACGTCTTTGACGAAATAATTATGACAGGCGGGGCAACAACCTGGGATTTTGCAGAAGAAGTAACTAACCGATATGGCGTGGAACGCAGAGTAGTAGCTTGTCCCGACCCCACTGGTGCTGCCAGAAAAACATCAGGAGTGGGTTCAACGGACCACACTATCCTACGCAGAAGTGGATTCACGGTATCTTCTCCTAAGTCCCCCTGGAAAATTCGTGACAAAGTAACATCCGTAAATACAGCATTATTTGATGCAGCAGGAGAAAGACGAACTCTGATCCACCCACGCTGCAAAGAACTTATAAAATCGCTTAGAACTCTAACTTACGCCCCAAATACAGGTATGCCCAATAAAAACTTAGGAGTTGACCACGCATTTGACGCTTTTGGGTATCTTTGTTTACAACAATTCAATCTTGCAAAACCAGAGACACTGGGCCAAACTTCGTTTAGAATATATTAAGAGACTTCTTTATTTATGGCTTACGGCTCAATGACCCCAAAGAAAAAGAAAAAGAAGAAA